AAGTGGCGGACACGGTGCTGTTGCTGCACCGCCCCGACTACCACGACCCCAGCGACCGCCCCGGCCTGATCGAGGTCGAGGTGGCCAAGGCCCGCGACGGCGAGCGTGGCGTGGTGGTGAACCTGCGGAACGACTACGCCCACATGCGCGCGCTGGACTGGGAAGGCGACGTGCCGATGCGCCAGGTGCTCGCGCCGGCCAAGCGGTGGGGCAAGGGCACGGGGGTGGCGGCGTGATGCGCTTCGGCTCCGTGTGCAGCGGCATTGAGGCCGCATCCGTCGCGTGGCATCCGCTGGGGTGGCAGGCCGCATGGCTTGCCGAGATTGAGCCGTTCCCCTGCGCTGTCCTCGCCTACCACTATCCGACCGTCCCGAACCTCGGCGACATGACCACGATCACCCGGCGCGTGCTGACCGGGGAAGTGGAAGCGCCCGACGTGTTCACTGGCGGAACGCCTTGCCAAGCGTTCTCCGTCGCTGGCCTGCGCCGATCGCTTGACGATGCGCGCGGAAACCTTTCCCTGACTTTCTGTGAAATCGCCGATGCAATTGACCATGTTCGCGTCGCCCGAGGCGACGAGCCCGCCGTCATCGTCTGGGAAAACGTCCCCGGCGTCCTTTCCACGGCAGACAACGCGTTCGGGTGCTTTCTGGCTGGGCTTGCCGGAGAAGATGATCCGCTTCTCCCACCAGGGGGAAAGTGGGCGAACGCTGGTGCTGTGTATGGACCCACGCGCGCAGTCGCATGGCGGACCTTGGACGCCCAATACTTCGGACTGGCCCAACGCCGCCGCCGTGTGTTCGTTGTCGCAAGTGCTCGAGAAGGGTTCGATCCCGCCGCGGTTCTTTTTGAGTGGGACCGCGTGCGCCGGGATTCTGCGCCGAGCCGCGAACCGCGGGAAGGTGCTGCCGCCTGCGCTGCAGCAGGCGCTGGAGTCCGTCGCTGGCCCGCAGACGTAGCCAGCACGCTGAACGCTGCGTTCGGTGACAAGCAGGGGCTGGAGGATCAGCACGCGCTGAGTGGCGCGCCGTTGTTCGTGCCGGCTCCGGCCATCGCTTGGGCGCAGGAACTCGCCGACCCGCTGGCCGCGCACGAGCAGAAAACCTACACCCACGAAGGAACGGGCAACTTCCGCACCCGCAACGTGCAGGCCGTGGCCATCCGCACCGCCCAGACCGGAAGCAACGGCTGGGGCATCAACACCGAGGGCACGGCCTACACGCTGGATAGCGCGCAGCAGGCGGTGGCGGTTTCCTTCGCCATCCAAGCCGGCGCGCTTCGCACGAACCCGAACAGCGGCCCTGATGGCGTCGGCGTGCAGGCCGACCACGCCTACACGCTGGAAGCCCGCGCCGAGGTGCAGGCTGTGGCCGTCACCGGCGACGTGTTCCACACCCTGCGCGCCGAGGGCTTCGACGCCAGCGAGGACGGCACCGGGCGCGGCGCTGTGGCAGTGTCAGTCGGCATGGCCGTCCGCCGCCTCACGCCGCGCGAGTGCGAGCGCCTGCAAGGCTTCCCCGACGACTACACGGCTATCCCGTGGCGCGGCAAGCCTGCCGACCAGTGCCCGGACGGCCCGCGCTACAAGGCGCTGGGCAACAGCTGGGCCGTGCCGTGCGCGCGGTGGATTGGGGAAAGGATCGCCGATTGCCTGCCCGCTGCGGTCGTTCGGAGGGCCGCATGAAGCCCAAGCGCACCCCCCGCGAGGTCCTGTTCCGCGTCGAGAAGGGCGCGCTGGTGCCCTTGGACGACCTGAGCCGGGTCGAACTCAAGCGGCGCGCCTTCCGCGTCGGCGACGTGCTCCGCGCCGAGCTCAAGAAGGCCCGGAACCCGGACTTCCACCGGCTGATGCACGCCTTCGCGCGCCTGGTCTCCGAGAACATCGCCGCCTTCGAAGGCCTCGACGCGCACAGCGTCCTCAAGCGCCTGCAGGTCGAGGGCGGCATCGGCTGCGACGAAATCGCGGTCGTGTTCCCCGGCATCGGCCCCTGCACTTATCGCATCCCGCGCTCGCTGTCCTTCGCCTCGATGGACGAGGGCGAGTTCCGCGACGTGTCCCGCGCGTTCGCCACCTACGTGGCGCGCACCTACTGGAAAACCTGCACACCGGAGGAAATCGAACAGATGGCCAGCTGCATGCCCACGGAGGCCGCATGAACAACCGCACCCGCCGCGTGATCGGATGGATTTCGAAGGACGCCATGACCCCGGCCGACGCCGCGGACGCGGCCATCGCCAAGGCCCGCGAGGTCTGCGGCACCGCTGCCGGCGTCCTGCACATGGACACCGTGACCGGCCGCCTCACCCTGCTGGCCGACGTGGACGCGCCCATCCCGCCCGGAACCTTCGTCCGCGGGGTCCGCTTCGACTCCGACCCCGACGTGTTGGCCGCCGACCTCCGTTCCGAGGCACTGGCCGCCCGCCTGATCCCGGGCAAGCAGCCGCGCACGAAGAAGGCCCTGCTGGCCAAGCGCCCCGGCCCCAAGCCCGGCACGCGCCACGCCCTCACCCCGGACGAGGAAAAGGCCCGCAAGGAGGCCGTGGCCCTGCTGATCCGCGGCGAGCACGCCGTCGATGACATTTGCGCCAGCTACGGCATCACCCGCAGCACCCTCTACCGCTGGCGCAACGCGCTGGCCGATGCGGAGGCCGCATGAACCCCTCCGAGGACCTGCGAGCCATGACCGACGCCCAACTGCAGGTGGTTGAGCTGCAGCGCCAGAACGACGCCAAGAGCTACCAGCGCCTCGCCGCCGCCTGCCAGTCCAAGGCCGACGCCTGCCGCAAGGAAGCCAAGCGGCGGAAGCGGGAAGCGAAAAAGGGGGACGCCGCATGATTGATACCCGCGCGCCCGCGCGTATTTCCCCACCGCTCCAAGCCCTGCAGCGCATCGGCCGCAAGGGCGAGGTCCCATCGACCGACCTGCGGCTGATCTTCCGCGACACGCTGGGTGGGGATCAGGTCGTGCAGTCGCTGGTGTCGAACGGCTACGCGTCCGAGCAGGGCGGGGTTCTGCGCCTCACGGACGCCGGCCGCCGCAAGCTGGACGCCGAGGGGTGGACGGCATGATCGCGACCGAGCTGCCCATCCGCATCGGCCGTGGGCTCAACGAGCGCGGCCACTGGGGGACGAAGCACCGCCGTGCACAGGCCGAGAAGTCGGCCGCCCGGCTCGCCGTGCAGGCGACCGACGAATGGCGGGCAAAGGCGATCCCGCTGCCGGCCGTGGTGACGCTCACCCGCATCGCGCCGAAGGCCTTGGACGACGACAACCTCGCCGGGGGCTTCAAGGCCGTGCGCGACGGCGTGGCGCTCGCCCTGGGCGTGGACGATGCCGACCCGCGCGTGCGCTGGCGCTATGCGCAGGAGCGGGGCCAGCCGAAGCACTACGCCGCACGAATCACCATCGAGGCCGCCTGACGGGGGAGGGGACCGCATGGCACGAGGGCTGCACGATCGCCTGATGAACACCCGCCGCGTGGATTGGTTCGCGGTCTTGGTGGACCTCAACCGCAAGGGCCTGCACACCGCAGGCATCGCCGACTTGATCCGGGCGCCGCGCACCACCGTGCTGGGGTGGAAGCAGGGCGGGGAACCCTGCCACGCCGACGGCGAGGCGCTGGTGCAGCTCTGGTGCCGGGTCATGGAGCGCGAGCGTGCCGACCTGCCGCTGATCGCTCTCGCCGAAGCCATGCGCGCGGGCTTCCGTTAGTCGGGATTCCGACGCCGCGCCTGCGTGAGGGTGGCCGGGTCATCGACCACCCCGGCAACGCGCCGGCCGACCCCAAGGAGCCCCGCATGGCCCGCACCCGCGCACCCCAGAACCCCGGCAACGCGCCGGCCGACGCCGAACTCGACCAGGGCGACGAAGCCCTCGACACCGCTGCGGCCCCGGCCGACACGGGCGACGAGCTCGCCGACGCGCAGGCCGAAGCCGACCGCCGTGGCCGCGCTGTCCGCACCTCCAAGGGCTGGGTCTGCCCGACGCCGAAGCTCGCGCAGCCGGTCCGCTGAGGCCCGAGCCATGTGCACGAGCCGCCCCAAGCCGCCGCAGGTGATCGAGCGTGACCCCGTGAGGGAAGCCGCCGACGCCGCCAACGAGGCGCAGGGCCGCGCGAACGCTCAGATCGCGCAGACGCGCCAGCGCCGCCGCGGAAACTCGCTGTTCACCAACGGCCCCCGCGGGCTGTTCGGTGGCAGCGGCTCCGCGTTCGGCGCCATGGCGCAGGCGCAGCCCGTCAACCGCAACTTGGGCGGCGGCACGTGACCGACGGCGCGAGCATCATCCGCCGACTGGAGCAGCTCAAGGCCGGGCGAACCGACTTCGACCGCACCTACCGCGACTGCTTCCTCTACGTCGATCCGATCCGGGCCGACGGCTTCATGCAATCGGGCATGACGCCCGAGCAAATCCAGCAGCAGCGCGCGATGGTGGTCGATTCGACCGCCATCGACAGCACCCGCATGCTGGCCAGCGCGATCATGTCCGGCCTGGTGCCGAGCAATGCCCGCTGGTTCGCCCTCGACACCGGCAGCGAGGCGGACGAGGAACGCCGCTGGCTCGACGGTGCGGCGCAGGCGCTGTGGGAAAACATCCACAACAGCAACTTCGACGCCGAGGGCTTCGAGGCCGCACTCGACATCGTCGGCGGCGGTCAGTTCGTCCTCTGGATCGATGAGGACCGCGAGCGCGGCGGCCTGACGTTCACCCAGTACCACCTCGCCAGCTGCTACCTCGCGAGCACACGGCCCGACGGCCGGCCCGACACCCTGTACCGCCCGTACCGCCTCACGGCGGAGCAGGCCATCGCCGAGTTCGGCGCAGACAAGCTGCCCGAGAAGATCGTCAAGGCGGCCGAGAAGTCGCCCGACGAGCTGTTCGAGTTCGTGCACGCGACCTATCCGCGCGAGAACGCCAAGCCCGGCGCGGTGATGGCCAAGAACCTGCCCTTCGCGTCCTGCCACGTCGAGGCGACCAGCCGCCGCGTGGTGCGTGAGTCGGGCTTCCACGAGTGCCCGTTCGTCGCGCCGCGCTGGAAGCGGGCGAAGGCCGGCAGCGTCTACGGCATCGGCCCGGTCGCCGACGCGCTGCCCGACATCAAGACGCTGAACGACCTGGTGCGCATGGAGCTGGCCGCGGCAGACCTCGCCGTTGCTGGCATGTGGATTGCCCAGGACGACGGCGTGTTGAACCCGCGCACCGTCAAGGTCGGCCCGCGCAAGGTCATCGTGGCCAACAGCACCGACAGCATGAAGCCGCTGCTGACGGGCAGTGACTTCAACGTGGGCTTCACCGTGAAGGCGGAGCTGCAGCGCGCGATCCGCAAGGTGCTGCTGTCCGACCAGCTCCAGCCGCAGGACGGCCCGGCCATGACGGCCACCGAAGTGCACGTGCGCGTGAACCTGATCCGCCAGCTACTGGGTCCGGTGTACGGCCGCCTGCAGGCCGAGTGGTTGCGCCCGATGGTCGAGCGGTGCTTCGGCCTCGCCTTCCGCGCCGGCGTGTTCGAGACGCCGCCGGAGACGCTGCAGGGCCGGGCTTTCTCGGTCCGCTACGTCTCGCCGATGGCGCGCGCCCAGAAGCTGGAGGACGTGTCGGCCATGGACCGCTTCGAGATGGGCCTGATGATGGCCGCCCAGGTCGATCCTTCCGCGCTCGACGTGTACGACATCGACGCGGCGCAGCGCCTCAAGTCCGAACTGCTGGGCGTACCGGTCAAGGCGATCCGCAGCGTGCGCGACATCGCAGCGCGCCGGAAGCAGCGCGAGGCAGCCGAGCAACAGGCACAGCAGCAGATGGTTCTGCAGCAGGGCGCGGCCGCCATGGCCGAAGAGGGCGGCAAGCAGATGGGCGCAGCAATGGCGGGGGCGTGATCGATGGCTGACAACATCACCGCTAACCCCGGCGCTGGCGGCGCCACTCTCGCCACCGACGACATCGGCGGCGTCCAGCACCCGCGGACGAAGGTCGGCTTCGGCGTCGATGGTGCCTATGTGGACGTTTCGGCGACCGACCCCATGCCGATCACGGGGACGCAGCTCGCAACGCTGGCCGGCACGGTCAAGATCGAGGACACCGCGAGCGCATCGGGCGATGCGGGCATCTTCATGCTCGGCGTTCGCCAGGACACGGATACGCCGACCGCGGGCAGCGACGGCGACTACACGGCCCTCAAGTGCGACGAGGCCGGCCGCCTCAAGGTCGCTGTGCAACCGGGTGGCTACCCGCTGACGACGGGCAGCATCACCAGCGCGACCAGCGCCGTTCCGGTGAACGTGTCTCGCGTGTCGAACGTGATGGTCTACGTCGCCGGCACGTTCTCGGGCGTGAACGTCACGTTTGAGGGCTCGCTCAACTCGACCAACGGCACGGACGGCAACTGGTTTGCAATCCAAGCTGTCCGGTCGAATGCGAACACCATCGAGACGACCTCGGGCGTCCTCGGCGCGGCCCCGGCCTACGGCTGGGAACTGTCGGTTAACGGCCTGAACTGGTTCCGCGTCCGCGCGACGGCATGGACCAGCGGCACCGCGAACGTGCAGATTCAGCCCGGCGCTTATGCGACCGAGCCGATCCCCGCCGCTCAGATCAGCGGAACGCAGCCTGTCTCCGGAACGGTCACGGCCAACATCGGCACGGGCGCGCTCGCGGCTGGCACGAACGCCATCGGTGACACTGGCGTGCAGTACCGAGCCAACGCCACGGGAGCTGCGTCGGCCCTCAACGTCGTGGCCGCTGCGACGACCAACGCCACGGTGGTCAAGGCGTCGGCGGGTCGCTTGCTGGGCTTCGTTCTGACGAACAACGCAACAGCGGTTCGCTACGTGAAGTTCCACAACCAGGCCACGGCCCCGACTGCTGGCTCGGGAGTGGTGCAGACCTACGGCATCCCGCCCAACGGCGGAACGATCACCCTGTCGGTGCCTGGCGGTGTCGCCTTCACGACGGGCGTCGGCATGACCATCGTCACGGGCGCGGCGGCAACGGACGCCACGGCGGTCGCCTTGAACGACGTGGTCGGAACGCTGCACTTCGCCTGACGCATGCTTA